GCCGCGCCCGAAAAGACAAAGGGTGGTACTTATTATTTTTGCATCAAGAAAACCCGCTTGGTCTTTGTTTTGATTGGCGTGAAGGGGATCATCCGATCGCACGCTGGTCGCCCGATGGTCGTGAAGAGCTGACCGATGACGAGCGAGAACGCGAGCGCCAGCTTATAGAGCAAGCCCGCAAAGAATACCAAGAGAAGCTGGCAAAGCAGCACGCGGAAGTTGCCAAGGAGTGTCGCAAGATTTGGAAACAGGCGGCGCCTTGTGAGAATCATCCCTACCTGGAGCGCAAGAAAGTAGCAAATCACGGACTACGGGTGTCGCTCGGTCCTGATTTTGATGGCTATCTCATCCTGCCCTACCGCGATGAAACCAAACAGATTGTCACGTTGAGTTACATACCGCCAGAAGCTGGGGAGCAAAAATGGTGGCACAAAGGCGCGAAGCGCAAAGGCACCTACGCCCTCATCGGTCCTGAGCTTCTCGCTCATGAGCCAGAGCGCATTAACTATGTGGAAGGCTATGCGACTGGCGCTAGTTGGTATGAGCATGTTGGTGAGGCCGAGCCTGTCATCATCACGGGGGATGCCAATGGCATGGTCGATGTGCCGAAGCTGTTTGCTGAGTGGTTCCCCGACGCCACTCATGTGTTTATTGCGGACAACGATGAGAATGAGACGGGGCAGAAAGCAGCACAAGCGGGTGCCAACGAGGTCAAGCTTGTAGGCGGTAACGCCGAAATCATTGTGCCTGGTGAGGTCGGCCAAGACTTCAACGACGTGGTCAATCAGCCCAGTATCGAAGGTGAGATCATACCCAAAGATCATCGGGCGATGGCTGAGGTCGTTGATTACGCGGCGTTACCGAAGGGTAGTCGCCTCATGCAAAGCAAAGAAAACTATGCGGTGCTGCTTGAGAAAAATGAGATCGATGTGGCGTACAACGTCATCAAAAAGGAGATGGAGATCGACATCCCTGACATGCGGTTTATCAACGATCTGAAAGAGGATGCGATGATTGCAGAGCTGGAGAACCGTTGCATCAAAGAAATGCTGCCACATGAACGCATGCGGGTGAATCTGCCGCTACTCGCAAGAGAACACAACCCAGTCAAAGACTGGATGGAAAGCGTGCCTTGGGATGGCACATCCCGCATACAGCAGTTGCTGGACACGGTAGACGCTGAGGACAACCCGCTCAAAGAGATGCTGATGCGTAAATGGCTGGCCGGGTGTGCGGCCGTGGCCTGTCTACCACAGGGAGCGAACCTCGAGGGCGTGCTCATTTTTGTCGGACGACAGGCGATCGGTAAGACGCAGTGGATGAAGTCGCTGGCGCCGAACAAAGATTGGTTGCTTGAGGGTGCGACGCTCAATCCAAGCGATAAAGACAGCGTCAAGCACGCGGTTAGCCATTGGATTGTGGAGCTGGGTGAGCTGGGCAGCACCTTCAAAAAAGCCGACATCGATCAGCTCAAGGCGTTTTTGACTAAATCAAAAGATGAGCTGCGGTTACCCTACGGTCGGAGTTTTAGCCGCTACCAGCGCCGCACGGCCTTTTATGGGTCGGTGAACGAGCGTGAGTTCCTAGTCGATCCCACGGGGAACCGACGCTTTTGGGTGGTGCATGTTAACAAGATTAATTTTCAGCACGGTCTCAACATGCAACAGATTTGGGCGGAGGTGTTGCATGAGGTTTATCAGGGCGGGGAGACCTGGTTCTTAACCAGTGAGGAGCGTGAGCGGTTACAGGTTAGTAATGAGAACTCGAGGACGCAGAGTGTCGTGGAGGATTTGCTTTTGCAGCAGGTGGACTTTGAGGGGCTGAATACCAAGCCCGTGCAAATGGCAAAGCTGCTCACCGATTTAGGGATACGCGCGCCGAGAATGAGCGATTACAAAGAAGCGAGTCGTATCTTACAGGAGCGCGGCATCAAGCCCAGAAAGTCGCATGGCAAGAAAATATACGACGTACAGTACGAACCTGTAGATACCCCCACTGTACCCCGCTCTACCCCCGACTTTTAGAGGGGGTGAGGTGCTCTACCCCCTATACCCCATTGCGAAAACTCTGAACGCTATATTCTACGCGGGTCTCAGCGATGGGGGGGGTGGGGTATAGTAGTTACAATAAGTATTGTATTTATATATATAAGGTAAAAAGACGCCTTTATTAGCCTTAAAAGACATGAAATTAGTTCCCCCTAGTTATAGGCTGAAAAAAGGTACCCTACCCCACCCCCTTACGGTAAGTGGGTAATGAATTACAATTACAAAGGTCTGATTATGTATTTACACTTTACTCAATGGCGGTATGCGAATGATTGCGAACGGGAAGCGTGGGGGGAACCTCGACTGCCTGAGCGAGAGGCGTTCGCGTTGTATCAACAACTAAGGGAAAGCGGATGGCTGACAAACCCAACGGACAAGCAAAGCGCGGAAGGCCACGCAAAGATCGAAAAGCATTAGTTGAGATGCCGCTTCAATTTGAGGCGGATGACGAGGCGGGCATTACGGAAATGCAGACGAGTTTTGTCTGGCATTACACCGAGGGTGCGTGCGGGCAGACCGAAGCTGCCAGGCGTGCAGGGTTTGCATTCCCAGCATCGGCTGCGACGAAGATGCTTGATGGGAAGACGTTCCCGAAAGTGACGCGCGCCGTGCGGGTCAAACAAGATGAGCTTCGCGAGAAGTATGCGGTCACGCCGCAGAAGACAGGCGCGATGCTTTGGAAGATCGCGGAGACAAGCTTTGAGAATGGTGCGTACAACGCGGCGGTGAGTGCGGTGAAGGAGTTGAACCAGCTCGCCGGGCTGACCATACACCGTAGCCAGAATCTCAACATCAACGCCGATTTGCAGAAGATGACAAAGGACGACATCAAGCAACGGTTGAATGAGCTGCTGGGCGTCGATAGCGAAATGCGGGACCGCGACCATTAACCGAGCCGGGTGGTAAGATGTGGGGGGATGAACATCGTTTTTGCCCCTCCCGCTTGGCGCCGCCCAAAAAAATGCAGAAAAAAGCAAAAACCTGCAAAAAAATATAAAAATGGAATAAAAACAACAACTTACACGTAATATTTTGGTGCGCGCAGAGTTGTGCGTATCGCTTGGCTCTGAGCAGAGGCGATACGGTAGTCTGCCAGATAGCGCAAACGAGGGGTCAGAAGCGCGTAGGACGCCCTGTATTGCTCTGTGTTGCAAAAGCGTGCGTAAGGTAAGGAACCCTATAGGGTCGAAAAAAAGCCGTCAGATCGTAATAGAGAGCGACACCCGCACCCCCCTATATCGCGCGGCCGCATGGCGCTGTAGCTATAGCAAGGTTTGGTACATCCAACCCCCAAAAATACGCAACGCAAATCCACGCGCCCATAGGGACCCTGCCCACCCGGTTTTTGAAGGAGACAACAAAAACATGGGTCGGGCGAGCAGGGTGATTCGGTAGAAAGGCCCGTAAGGTATCCTTTCCGCGAGTGTATTTCTAATTTTTTTTGCTTACACTCGGCCAATGGCAGACTCACGCAACAAAGGCGCCGCGTTTGAGCGCGATATTGTAAAGCGAATCAACGCATTCGCCGCTGAACATGCGCTGGGTTTTACGTGTAAGCGCAATCTCGACCAGTATCAAGCTGCCAACCTGTGTGATATTGAGATTCCTGGCTATTCCATTGAGTGTAAGGCGTACAAAAGCGGTTGGTGGTACGCTTCTGCGTGGTGGGACCAGGTCTGTGAGGCGTGCGGTGACGATATTCCCGTGCTAATTTACAAATTCAACAACAAACCGATCCGCGTTTGTGTGCCGTTGCACTCGATTAACGCAAAAATCGCGAAAAACAACGCGAGAACCGTGGTGTTGACGCTTGAGGACTGGTTTTTTCTGTTGAAATCATCGTTTGATGCACAAAAAGAGGCGGCATAGTGGGTTTTTTGCGACGATTGATCAAAAAAGCGCAAACCGATGAGTTTGGTTTCTACAGTTTTGCTGAAGAAATCGCTCTGAACGCGCCGCAAAAGAAGATGCGCGGTGAAGACGCGCGTCGAATGTTTTTGAACAAAGGTGTAAAGAAAACAGAGCTCGAAGATTTGGGTTTAGATGAGCTTTTCAATCAAGATCGCGTGACTCAAGACGAGATTCTTCAGACGATTGATGAAAATCGCATCGAGTTTGAAGCGTTAGAGTATAAAGACAGCGCCCCCGCCAACAGGAGCTTTACTCGAGAAACGCTTTCCTTCGAAGAGGCGCACATGACGCCCACCGTCACGCTCGAGGACGGCACAGTCTTGCGTTATTACCCCTACGCTCAATCGCGTGATGGCAGATTCGGTGAATTTAGACCAGAGGGACCACCCAGAGAGGGCGTGCCAACGGGCGTATTAGACACAGTAGGCGATACCACAAATTTTCAGTTTATCGAAGAAATTTATGATGGCTTGCCCGTGTTTGAAGAGGGCAGCACCACTGAAATTGGCCGCGTCAAGAAACGGTTTGATGAGGAATCTGCTGGCATTACTGAGATTTTGGAAGATGAGGATTTAGCGCGAGAGGCGCTTGATTTTGCATACAACCGAGATGAGGACACCGTTTCTTACATCATGGATGACAATAATGATTCTATTAACGATTTTTTGTTTGAAGGCGCGGGTTTTGAGGTTTTAGATAAAACCGACAGAAAAATTTTGCGCGACGCTGTTTATTTCGTTCAGAGAGACTCATATTTAGACGACCCCATCGAAAAAATTACAATCACGCTTGACGGCAATCCCACCCCGTATTCTTTGGTCGGTAATGAAGATATGGGCTATAGCTTGCCGGGCACCAGCGACCCGCGCCTGTTAAACGATCCAAATACTAACCCCGTAGCTTTTAGCGCAAACGAGGCTGAGGTGCAGCTCTCAAGCCTTTTGGAGGAATTTGAAGACATCGCAGACGGCGCCGAACGAAATCTCAGATGGGCTGACCGCACATTACCAGGCGGAGACAACGCCGTAGAAACGGTGTTTCAACTCAAACTGCCAGAGCTTCGATTCAGCGAAGACATTCACTATCCCGCCGCCACAAACCAAGTGTTTCATGTACGCACGAAAGACCGCGTCGATGACAAAGGCAATTTGATTTTGTATGTAGAGGAGTTTCAATCGGATTGGGGTCAACGTGCAAGAAAATATGGTCTGAAAGACCCAGAAACCATAGAATACGCAGAGGCAAAAGCAAAAGAGGAACTGGATCAGTTGCTTGATTTTCTTCCTTTTCTAGAAAGAGCTTATGAAAAAAATCCTCGACAACCACGGTTTGTGGACCAAATCCGACGCTCTTTAGTGGAACCGTATAATATCAGCGGTCGGAGAGATGGCACGGTGGAGGTTGCACCTGAAGGCAGTGCCAAATTTGGAATCAGGACCAAATCTATTGACCGCTTGAAAAGCGCGCTGGGAGACTATAAAGATGATGTGGATGAAGCGGTCAGACAAGCGCGACGTGACATCATCACAGGTAGTTTTTCTTTGGAAGAGAAGCAAGCGGCACTTAAAAATATTTATTTAGAAGCATATCAACAGGGCCAAAGGGCTCAAAATTTTTACTTGCCTGAGGCGTTGAAATACGAATTGTACAGAGGTCCTGAGGAACTAGGGGTGTATCCGACGTCAGCGGCAAAAATCATATCTGATTACGTTGACCAAGAGGATTTGATTAGTCTGGATCAAAAGTTGGGTGAGTTTGGCGCTGCTCTGGCTACACCGACTGGTTTCAATGTACAAGCAGCGGCAGACTTCAATCGTGAAAGCTTCAAGCGTCTTTTGGCGCGCTTCAAAGCCGAAAGTTATGGAGAGGTCAACAGGCGCTTACGAGAACTAGCCGAACGAGACATTGCGCAGAATACCTTAGTGCCTA